TGCGGATCAGATCAGAATGGCGCGGCAGGTAGATCGACCTTGGGAAATCCTTTCTGCGTTGGGAGATCACGCAGCGCCTTCCGATAGGCCAGCAGCGCTCCGAACTGATCAACCGTCAACGTCGTCTTGCCGCCCATGTCAACTTCGTCGCGATGGCACTGCACGGCGCCGTCTGTCGCGGCGAGTGCGGCATCACGCTCGAGACGTTTAACGACTGCGAGTTCTTCATCGCTTGGCGCCGGAGGGTCAATGGCGATCGGCTTGCCATCTTCGCCAGCGGTGATGCGCTTGCCTATGGACTGCGCGGCAAAAACGGCAGCGTGCTCCTCTGCCGTGATCTCCACCGCGTCGGCGGGGATGTCATCGCCATGGATGGCGCTGTCGTAAAAGCCGCCAGTCGTTTTCGAGAAGTAAAGCATGTGGCGGTCCCTTATTTTCCGATGGCGATCCAAGAGAACGCGTAGTTCGCGGTTTGATAGAAATTGAACCCGGTAGTACTCGCCGCACCAATCGTGAGGTTGGACGCAATGGCCGACGTGCTGGACGTGGTTGCCGCCGCAGAATACAGGCCCGCTGTAAATGCAGTTGGGAACGAAATCGTACCACTCGCGCCCGGCGAAGACGTGACGCCCCACTGCAAGAGCAACCCGCTCGGCAATTTCTGATAACCGCTGCCGGCGAGCGAGGCGCCGAACACAGCAGCAGACCCAAGTTGTGCAGACCCCGCGACGGCATACCACGAATTGAGCCCATTGCTTTCCAGAGTGAGCGTATCGCCGTTATTGACAGCAATGCTCGTAGCTGAGGTGCCATTGGGATAGATGAGATCTGTGCCCGCGCGGGCAACCGTCATCGTTCCCGTAGTCACATTCAAGAACTCGATGCGCCCCCCAGCGGGAACACTGCTAGCAGCAGGCAGCGTTTGGGTGGTGTTGCTTGACGTGTTTCCAATAACAGTACCGCCGACCACTGCGGCCGTCAGCGTGCCGGACGCCGAGACTGCGGTAATGCCCGAGGATTGAATGCCCTGCCGCATCACGAACGCCGTAGTCGCCAGTTTCGTGCTGACGTCGAACTGAGCAGCCGTAGCCCCCGTGTCGCCGCCGAACAGCGTCAGCGGACCCGTCATCGTATCGCCGGACTTCTGGACAGCATTGGCTACCGTGAACGTCTTGAAGGCGTACAGGGTGAACTTGTCCCCAGCGATCGTCGAGGCGACGGTGATCGTCGAGCCGTTCGTGGCAGTGTAGTCGGCAGGCTCCAACATGGCGCCGTTCTTCTCGAGGAAAATCGCCCCAGGCGTGTAACCAGTGGGTACGTTGAGCGAGGTCGTGCCTGCGGACGGCGCGAACGAAGTCGTCGTGAACGAAAGCTGGCCTCCCGCCGAACTGGCTAGATACATGTTCGTGCCGTCGCTGTAGACGAGCACGGCAGAGCCTTGGGGCAGCGTGACCGTAGCCGGCGTACCGGCTGCAGTCGTCTTGCCCGTGATGGCAAACGCGCCAGACGAGTTGTTCGCGACAACCCATTGCCCAGTCTGCTGCGGGAATTTCAGGTTGATGTTGCCCGTCAGCGCACCGGTAAGGTTCAGGATGGCGGCGCCATACTGCGCTTGGGTCAGCGTGACATCCGTACTGCCGGCCACATTGACCGCCGCCAAGCCATCGGTCGCGTTGAACACGAACGCGGTATTGGAAATGGTAGTCGAGTTGTCACCGCTCGCAGCCGTTGGCGTCGTGGGCGTACCGGCCAGCGCCACGTTGGTGAAGTCGCTGGTCGACAGCAGGACGTTGGTGCCATCGCACCAGAGTTCCTGATTTTTTCCCTGGGCAACCGCGACGCCACTGCCAGCCGCCGTCTTCACGGTCAGCGTGTATGCGCCCGTGGTCTGGTTGGAGACGATCCAGCTTTTCGACGTGGCCGGCACATTCACGTTGATGTTGGCCGTCAGGCTACCCGTGAAGACGAGCATGCCATTCCCAGCCTCAACCGCCGTCAGCGTAACGTTCGAGCCGCCTGCAACGCCCTTGGTGAGCACACCGTTGACCGTGCCCTGCACAAACGCCGTCGTCGAGAGCTTGGTCGAGTTGTCGCCCAGCGCCGGCGTCGGAGCGGTCGGCGTTCCCGTAAGCGCCGGCGAATTGATCGGCGCCAACGTCGGCGGGATCGTATTGCCAGCCTCGAGATTGTCGACGTGCAGCTTGAGGTACGCGGTGCGGTCCGCGAGGTTCAGAAGAGGCTTGTTCGAGACCGCGCCTACGCCGCCATCTACGGGGTCGGTGACCTCAAGCTGGTAGACGCCGGCGTCATAGATTGGGCTTTCGGGCTGGTTCGCCATTGTCAGTCCTTAAAACGAGATCGTCCACGTACCGCTGAACGAGATGTCGGTATCCTTGTTGAGCGGTTGCGAGCGAACCTTGCGCGCGTACAGCGTGCCGCCGGCAGTGATCAGTCCGAATTCGGAGATCGCCATGGGGTTCGCTTCGCCAGAGCCGAGCGAGAACGCGAACTGCACCTGATTGGATGCAGGGTAGCTCACCGTGTCGACATTCTTGGTGTAGGCGCCCGTCAGCGTTGTGTTGCCAAACACCGGTGCGGTTGCGTTCGTGCCATAGCCGATCTGCGTCACGCTTTGGTTGGCGACTGCGCCCCCAAGCAGCTTCGCGTGGACCTGCTGAGATCCGACGACGATGAGGTTTTTCTCCTCGAACACCTCGACGAGTTCACCGCGCCGGTAGACGCGCAGCACGAAAAGGCCGCTCGGCGCCGGCACGAAATCATGAAGTGACAGAGACACTATGCTCTCCAGCTATCTTTAGCTGGCAGTATGGCGTCACGACCGTCGGGGCCGAGATCAGAGGTTCCCTTCGCTGGCCCAAGTACCCGGCGCACCACTCGCAATGCATACCCAGCCTTTGGGGGAGCCGACTGCTGGCGCCGTGTTCATCACGCGCGAGCCAGCCGCCCAGTACGGGTTGCCGTAGTATGCAGGGCTGGCCTGCGGATTGACGCTCCCCCAGCAGAGTCGCATTGGGACGAGAACGCCGCCATTGTTCACGGCCGGAGTTGATGCGATGCCGCCGAAGATGCCGTCCAGTCCAACCCAGCCAGTGCCTGCCGCGAGATACAGCATGTGTGCCGTCTTGTCGTACCCACGGAAGCGGCCATTGATGCCGGTGCGGTTTGCATCAGTGATGCCACCCTTATTCCCCTTCACCAATTCGATTCCGGCGTAGTCGTCGCCGACATCCAGGGCGAACGTCATGGCGCTTTGATCGTGCAAGCGACCGTCCGTCATGTTGCCGCCAGTCTTCCCGTTCTGCGTGTTGCCCCACTGCACTTCGTAGAACGACGCGTTCGCCTTGTTGGCGGCCAGCGAGAGGATGGAGTTACCTTGGAACAGCACGCCAAAGTTGGCTTGACCGGTAACCCAGAGATTCATCGACAGGCCGGTATTGGCTTCAAGGTAATTGCCGACCACGCTCAGGCCCATGGTGATGCCGGACTCGATAAAGCTTCCCGCCGACCCTTCGTACAGGTTGCCGTGGAATCGGTTTCCAACTGATCCCTTTTGGTTCGTCGGGTCATACGAGCGGAAGAAGGGGCCGCCGTGCTCCGCGATGTTGCCCGTGAAGTCGATGTCATAGGAACCGGCCGCTGCGAAGAAATACCCCGCCCACCGGCGGATCCGGTTGTTCAGGAAACGGAACGTCTGCGCATACGCCGTGCCGAATTGCGCAGCCTTGATCTTCTCAAACACGCAGCCACGAAACTGAACGCGCAGGAACTTCCGGCTGATCACATACGCTGCGAGACTCGCATCCGACGCCTCGAAGTGCACA